CCGTTGGTCAGGCTGCCAGCAGTGATATCACCATGAATGGTGCCACCCGCTGCCACGGCCAAGCCGGTATAGGCAACCCCGTCCACGGTGACACTGGCCAGCGTGGAAGTGCTAAACGCCGAGACAGCGTCAAAGCTCCCGCTGAACGTCCCGCCGGTGGACAGGGTGGTGCCTGCGTCGCCCAGGGCAATGCGTGATAGTACGCGGCCCATGGCGATTACGAGAAGACCGGGATCTTGTAGTCGGTGCCGTTAAGCGTGATCTTGATCGAGTTGGCCGAGGTGGCCACGGTGTCCACCGTGCCGCCAGTGGCAACCGTCGTCAGAGCCAGCGCCGGGTCGGTCGCACCCGTGTCCACACGGATGGAGCGGCTTTTGGCCTTGGTCTGCGCACGCACGAAGCGATTTGATGCTGACATATTTTTTACTCCTGGCTCCAGGCACGTTTGACTTGGTCAGCGGTGTAGGAGCTTTTGAAACGAGAACCTTGACGGCACTCGTACTTGTAATATCCGCGTAGTATATTTTTTACATGGTCAGAGCCGGGTTCGGGCGCGGATTCACCTACGCCGACCAAGACCAGTTTTTGAGGCACCGAAAACCTTTTGAGGTGAGGGGGAACTTCGTCCCGCTCGGCCACAGGCCGCTCCAGTTCGACGACTGAGCCGTTACGGCTGTCTTCGTACTGGTAGATAGGCATTAACCGATCTCCTCGCCCTCGTCCGATTTCCGTGCCAGTTCCCGAAGGGAATCTTCTTCTGACATTTCCGGGGCGGTTTCCTCGGCTTCCGGCTCGTCCACAATGGCCTCCGCAATGCGGATGGTCACGGTCTCGCCGTCCACCTTCTCCACCACTCCGCTCATGTCCACCTCGTCGCCAATGTCCGGGGTGGCCGTGCCATCATCGCCGTCGATTTCCAACAGGGATGCGGGCAGTTTCACCACGGAACCTTTGGGTTGAGGGGAAGAAGCGGGGGAGGTTTTACCCTCCCCCGCCTTCCGGGGATCCATACCAATCACAAGCATGGCTCCCATGATCTTTAGCTGTAGTTGGTCTTCGAGAACAACACGCGGTAGAAGTTCGTGTCCAGAGCCTTGGCTGTGAACGCGGCCTTGAACGCGATGATGGTGCGCTGGTCATAGCGGTCTTCCTTGGACGCGCCGCTAATCACCGTGACCTTCGGGGCAAACGGGGAACCGTTGGCCGCGATGGAGGTGAGGTGAGGCACGCCGAACGCCTGACCGCCCAGAACGATGGCCGCATGAACGGGGCCGGTCGCCGTGGAGTTGGTCGCAACGCCAGGAGTGGCTGTCCCGAAGGACATATTGTTCGTCGATTCGATCACGCTGATCGAGAACAGCCGACCGACTTCACCCTTGTAGATGGCGTCGGGCTTGCTGTAGGACGACACCCGGAGGAAGTCGTCATCGTTGCACAGGTCACGGGTGAGCTGGGGCGGAGCCACCAGCACATAGCCGTCACGCAGTTTGGGCGCACGGGCGATCTTCAGCGAGGTGGCGGAATCGAGCAGGTCGATGGCCGTCAGCGAGCTGTTTGCCGCCGAAGAGGTGGCAAAGGTTGTCCCGTTGGTGCCATTCTGCGCGTAGCGCACATAGCTGTTGGTCGAGACGCTTGTGGAAGCGGTCGAGGCCGTGGTACCCAGCACCAGGGCGCGATGGCAGAGGGTGTCGGCAAAGAGCGCCGCATCCTCGCCAAGCTGCTTGGTCGCTTGGGCGATGTGGTTGAAGAGTTCGACAGCCAGGAGCTGATCGCTCAACACAATGGACTGACCCCAAAATTCCAGGTTGGCTTCAACCGTGGAGAGGGTGAGGTCACGCTCGCCAGTGGAGGGCGTGGTACCATCGGTCAGGGCAACGATGTTGCTGATGCTCGGATTGTCGAATTTGAAAAAGCGGATCGTCTTATTGCCGCCGCTTTTGGTGGGGTAAGCAACCTTCTCGGCAAACTGCTCCATCTGCAGGAGCTGAATCTGCCTCTCCAAGAGTTGCTTGGAGAAAAAGGTTTGTAACTGCGTAATCAACCCGGCGGGTTGTGCAGTGTTATTGATAGCCATGGTTTAGTTTTCCTTTAATCCACCCGCCGTTGTCAGCTCTGGTCGGCTGCCATGGCCATTCGCAGAAGCTCTCGCCCCTGCTCCTCCGACGATAACTCGTCAAAGGTTTTGACCTTGGCCGGTGCCGTCGGTTGACCCGACGCTGGCATGGTGGCTTTTCTGAGACGCCCAAGCTCGGCTTCGGCGTCTTTCAGTCTTTTTTCCAGATCGGATGCGGTTTCCGCCTTGAGGTGCATCTTGGCCAACCCCACCGCATCGCTGATCCCGGCAGGGTAGTTGCGCAGGATGGCGTGCTGTTGGAGGAGCTGGCTGACAGCCTTGTAGAGCTTGGTCGAGCTGTCTTTGAGTTCCGGGTTGGATTCAACCTCTTTTAGAAGGTTTTGATCCCACGCGGATTTGAGTTCGCTTTGGGTGCGGGTTTCCGCCTCCTTGCGATCCTCCTCCTCAATTTCAGCCGCTTTGCTTTCAGCAGCTTTCGCCATGTCGTCGTTGCCTTCGTTGCGATAGCTTCGAGCTGCCTCTCGGTAGTCTTCCGAGCTATATCGGCGAGAGCTTTTCTTCGGAGCTTCTGAAGATGGCTGCGTACCAGCTTGGGTAGCCTTGGCCGCTGCTTCGCGCTCGGCGGCAAGTTTGGCCTTTTCGGCCCGCAGATCCTCCCACTCCTTTTCAAGACGGGACTTGGCTTTTTCATATCGGCTCGGTTTCCTCTCGGAAGCCGCATCCGACCTGGTTTCGGACTGAGTTGTTAATGAACTGGTGGTCGAGGTGGTCTGGGTAGCTTCCGCTTCCTTTTCCACCGCCCCCTCGTTCGAGGAGGTCTTGGTTTCGGTTTCGGTGGGCGTCGCGGGTTGCGCCTCGTTAGTCTCCGCTTGAGCCGTCTCTGCTTTCGGTTCGGCTGTGGGTGCCTCCACCGGCGGTTGCCATTCACGGCCCTCGTCGGCGGCGGTTGCCATCGCCAATACGTCCAGTTCCGATAGCTCCTTCACTTCTGCCATTTCGACCTTTCTGTTACACCCGTGGCCAAGGGGTCAGGCTATGAGCCAAGGGGTGAATCAATCGACAATCTGTTCATCGTCTCCGGGCGGATTGTCAAACGCTCCGGGCGAGGTTGGGGATGTCAGCGACTCGATGGTCGCCACACATCCTCGAAAACCCATAGCATACCCGCAAGCCTCCGCAAGTGCGTCAGGTTTTTTCTGCACCGCCGAGCTGTTTTGACGCAGCGTTAGATTGAGCAGGATGCGGGAAAATCTTTTGCCAGCGGAGGATTGCAGAAAGTGGGTCAGTTCCTTGGCGTCCTCCGGCGACCATTTGGGTTCATCCACCCAGGTCTGGTTTCTAACGAAGGCCACAATGGCTCTGAGTTTCCTCATACCACCAGCCCCCAGCTATCGCCGTCAAAGACAGTGAATTGGGTATGACCGCCAAAGACATCCTTGAGGGCCAACTGGACAGAGTTAAATGACAGATCGTGTCCGGCCATCACACCACCTTTTTTTAGTTTGGGCAGGTAAAGGGTAAGGTCGTCCTTGACGGCCTCGTAGCGGTGGTCGCCGTCCACATAGACAAAATCAAGGCTGGCATCGTCAAACTGCGTCACCGCGTTTTGGCTGGTCATGCGGGCGTGGCGAATGTTGGCGAAAGGCTGGGTTCTTTGTTGCCACGCCTTGAAGACCCACTTCATCGGGGCTTGGAAGCTGGCGACATCCCCGCCGTCGTAGCCGTTGATCCAGGGGTCAACAGCGGTGACTTCTTCAAAATGATTGGCAAGGATGACGGTGCCTTCGCCCGCATAGCAGCCAATCTCAACGGCCTTGTCCTTGGCACCCTGCTGGTTGGCCCACACGCAAAGGTGATTGAGGCCACGCGACTGCACCGCATCGCGCATGGGGGGAACCATGCGGCGTCAGGCAGGCACCGGCGTCTGCGCCGGGGCTAGTTGATCGGCAACCTTGGCCTCGGCCTTGGCTGCGTCACGAAGCTGTTTCTGGATGGCACGCGACGTGTTGGGATCGGTCTGCTCCAAGGCCGCCAGGTGTTGCTGGAGATGCTGGAGAAGCACCTGCACGGCAGAGGGGTCAAGCGGCTGTTGCCGAAGCTGGGCAGCCTGCTGGAAGGCGAACAGGACGCTGATATGAACCTTGTGATCGTCGGCAGGCTTGACGTTGACGGGGAAGCCCGTCGAAAGCATGGTGGCAATCTCGCTGGCTTGATCCTCGGCTTGGTCGCCCGAACCGGCCTGCGGGTCTTGAAAGAGGCGGCGAACAAGGCTGGGGTCGTCCTGCTCAAGAACGCTTTTGACCAGCTCGCCCTGATTGACGAAAGGATTGCCGTTGAACATCTGCATCCGGGCCACGGATTTCTGGAGGGCAAACTGGCGGTTGATAAAATCCAGCCCGCCCTTGGGTTCAATCGAGTATTCGTTGTGGATACCCTCCGGCACCATCTGGCCGGTCTCATCCGCGTAGCGATACATCAAATCCTTTTTCGCGTACTGCGTGTAGAGGCGCCACGCCTGCTT